CTTCTCGGCGTATCCAGGTGTGCGTACTAAAGGTTCTAAAAACAAAGTTGGTCTTACTGAAGCGTTCGAAGATCGTAAAAGCAAAGGCTATGCGTGGAACAATCTCATGCTGCAGAGATGGGTTGACCACAATGGCGTCGAACACAGAGTGTTAGAAGATTATCAGCGCAATGTACAGTTGTGTGATCTTACAGCACAACCCGACGACATTAAAGTTAAGATCAGAGAAACTATCGAAGCTAATGCAAAACCTAAAGAAGTTAGTCAAGTTGGCATCCGTATGCTCAAGTTTTGCAATACATGGGACATGAAAAAGATTGCTGATAATATTCAAAGTTATGCTGAACCTTTCCAGGCAAAGTACCCAACAGAAAAACTATTTCAAATAGAGGAATGACATGGCAGAGTTATATGCGAAACCAATCGTAGATGGTAAATTTTGGATTGTTGAAAAAGATGGTGCCAAAGTTGCCACCCTACATAAAAAAGAAAATAATAAATTTATCTTAAGCAGTACACAAGGTGAAGTCATGTTTAATAAAAAACAAGATCTTACTAGACAGTTTGGGGAAGGTTTCTTTTTAAATAATGTTAAAGTCAAAGTTACACAATCAGATGCATATGAGTGTCACGGATATCCAACTAGTTGCCGACCCTACAATGCTATGTATGATGTTCGAAGAAAATTACCGTTGTTCACTAAATCAAATGCTAGTAAAAGTCTATACTGTGCCGGTTACTATGTGATCAAGTTTGATAAAGGATGGGTAAAGAGTTTTTGCCCTAAAGCAATTACTATTGAACGTTACCCTAGCAAAGGTCCTTTTAAATCAGAATTAGAAATGAAACAGGTACTGTCAAATGCAAAATCAGATTAATACTACTCCTATAACTTTGTTTATACAACAAGTACGTGCGGCCGAACTTAGTGGTGTTAAGACTGTAAATATCGATATTGCCAAGGCTAGACTGCTAGTATTAGCCTTGACAGAGATACAGGATAAGCTATTGCAAGACTACGAAACGCTGTTTAATGACCTTAAAACATCTACCGATACAGAAATAATTTCTGTTACAATGGATGGCGGAGCGTTTGGGGACAAATAGAGATAAATATATGCGTATATTATTAGGACGCATATCATGTCAAGACCCAAACCAAAAGTACTATTAGAACACACTAATAAGAAGACTTATAAAGCAGAACAAATTCTGGAAGCGGAAGCTATTTGGGCCGTATTCTACAAGAACGAGCCTTTTAATTTAAAATCTTTCAACAGTCTTACCAGCTACCCTGGCCCTAAATACAAAAAAGTTTCTTTCTCAAATCCTGGCCATGCACATAATTTGGCAAAGAAATTAAATCTCACTTTTGGCACAGAAGATTTTCAAGTAGTTATGCTAACCTCTGGTACTATCATAAAATGATTAATCGTGATGTTCTTACCAAAATTTTTTTGCAACAATGGGGTAAGAGCATTGACGAGGCAAATCTAAATTTGTACAATCGTACCTGGTGGCAAAGCACCAGAAGCAATAAACAAAATGCCTTTAGATTGAGCGATCAAGGCTACGAATTTTTGATAAAAGAATTGGAACTTAGAGAGTACGAGATTCCATTTACCGAACCGATTGAACTCAGCCCCCAAACTATAATCTTTTTGGAAAGATACATAGACTGCCCATATTATCTAACCAATCAAAGCATTACAGTGTTTAGCGAACGTAAGAGCTTTGAGCTAATGTTGTTCAGTGATGACATTAGAAAATTTGGACTAATAAAAGCTATAAATGAGCGGGAAAAAGAATTAAACAGCGCAGATCCGAGTTGACATAATCACGGATCTAAGGTATAATACATACTTAAACAGCGTTATTCGTAACAACACTTTTTTACTTAGATCGGAAACAAAATGGCAGAAATCGTCAGTCGCACAGTAGGACCTAGCGGTGCTAAGAAGTCTTTGCGTAAGGCTTTTAAAAACAAACGTCCAATCTTCCTTTGGGGTCCTCCAGGAATTGGCAAGTCAGATATTATTAAACAGTTGGGCGCAGAACTTGATGCTCACGTTATTGACGTTCGTTTGAGCTTGTGGGAGCCTACTGATATTAAAGGTATCCCATATTTTGACAGTAACGATGGTACTATGCGTTGGGCACCTCCATCGGAATTGCCAAGTCAAGAATTTGCTAAACAGCATAAAACTATTATTTTGTTTTTGGACGAGATGAATAGTGCAGCTCCTGCTGTACAGGCAGCAGCTTATCAATTGGTTTTGAATCGCCGTGTAGGCACTTACCATTTGCCAGATAATGTAGTTCTAGTTGCCGCTGGCAATCGTGAGACTGACAAAGGTGTTACTTTCCGTATGCCTGCTCCGTTAGCTAATCGTTTCGTTCACTTGGAAATGACTGTTGACTGGGATGACTATTTTGAATGGGCAGTTGAGAACAAAGTTCACCAAGAAGTTGTTGGATTCTTGAGCTTTAGCAAAAAGGACTTGTACGATTTTGATCCAAAATCTAGCTCACGTGCATTTGCTACTCCACGCTCTTGGTCTTTTGTTAGCGAACTGTTGCACGACGATGACTGCGACAACGAAACATTGACTGATTTGGTGTCAGGTTCTGTTGGCGAAGGATTGGCTATTAAGTTTATGGCACACCGTAAACACTCTAGCAAAATGCCTAATCCTACAGACATTTTGAATGGTAAAGTTAAGAAGATGGAGTCAAAAGAAATTTCGGCTATGTACTCTTTGACTGTGTCCCTGTGCTACGAATTGAAAGACGCCTGCGACAAAAAGGCCAAAAATTGGAACGAACAAGTGAACAACTTCTTCCAGTTTATTATGGATAATTTTGAAACGGAATTGGTTATCATGGGAACTAAATTGGCATTGAGCACTTACAAATTGCCGCTGGATCCGGACGAAATTGCTTGTTTTGACAAGTTCCATGCTAAGTTTGGCAAGTACATTGCGGCAGCAACTGACAAGAACTAATTTGGTTTAGCACTATTTGACACCACCTTCGGGTGGTGTTATACTATATACATACAGTAAACATCAGGAGCAAATATGTCACACGTAGATCCAATTATTGACAAAATTATTATAGCCCGTGTGGGTCTATTACTTCGCCATCCGTTTTTTGGTAACATGGCTACCCGTTTGAAAATCGAAGAAGGTACCGAGTGGATGGGCACTGCCGCAACAGACGGACGCACCATTTATTTCAACCGTGCATTTTTTACTCCGCTTACAGTTAAACAAGTTGAATTTGTGATTGCACACGAAATTCTACACAACGTGTTTGACCATATGGGACGTCGTGAAGGCCGCAATCCACGCATCTTTAACATTGCCGCTGACTATTGTGTAAATGGTCAGTTGGTACGTGACCGTATTGGTGAACATAATATTGAAGGTATTACTATTTTCCATGATCCAAAATATTATGGCATGGGTGCAGAAGAAGTCTACGACAAAATCTTTGACGAAATGGACGAAGATGAATTGAACGCATTAGGTCAATTGCTCGACGACCACATTGACTGGGGCGATAAAGATGCAAATGGAAATAAGCCCAGCTATTCAAAAGAAGAATTAAAACAAATCCGTGACGAGATCCGTGAAGCAACAATGCAAGCGGCACAGGCAGCGGGGGCGGGAAATGTGCCTGCAAGTGTTCAACGCATGATTAAAGATCTTACAGAGCCTAAGATGAATTGGCGTGAGATTTTGCGTCAGCAAATTCAAAGTACTATCAAATATGATTATAGTTTTATGCGTCCCAATCGTAAAGGATGGCACATGAGTGCAATACTGCCTGGTTCTGCTTACGAAGAAACTATTGATATTTGTGTAGCAATTGACATGAGTGGTTCAATTGGTGACGATCAAGCTAAAGATTTCTTGAGTGAGATCAAAGGCATCATGCAAGAGTACAAAGACTTTAAAATTAAAGTATGGTGCTTTGATACTCGAGTGTACAACGAACAAGACTACGACGGATACTCTATGGATGAGTTTGATACTTATGAAGTTATGGGCGGCGGCGGAACTGAGTTTGATGTCAACTGGGATTACATGAAAGAGCATAATATTACTCCTAAGAAATTTATTATGTTTACAGACGGATACCCATACGGTTCATGGGGAGATGAGAACTACTGTGATACAGTATTCATCATTCACGGTAATAACAGTATTGTTCCACCGTGGGGCGAGTTTGCCTACTATGACATGGCTACCGAAGAAGCATGAGTTTAAAGAACGGCAAGCCCAATCCTCTAAATTATTTCGATTTACGGAGGGTCGAGTTTGCCTGTCCGCATTTCAAATACACATATCTAGATAGATATAATCCTACACTGTACAAAAATATTGACGATTGGATTAAAAAGAATCTAAATAATCGCTACTATATAGGGCAAGGTATTACTGTAGATCGCACAAATACCATTGCACACAACACTAAAATAGGCTTTGAAAGTGAAAAAGAACTCAGTTTCTTCACGATTGCCTGTCCGCATTTGCAGACGAGATAAATTATATACGTACTTACTTAAGGAGACATTATGACTGATACTGTACAAGAGAATACCGAAGCTCAAGAAACTGCAACTCAAGAGCCAGCAAATGAATTGAATATCAACGACTTAAATGCAATGAAAGTTATCATTGATATTGCCAGCTCGCGTGGTGCTTTTAAACCTAACGAAATGACAGCAGTTGGACAAACTTATACTAAGTTGACTGCATTCTTGGATCAAGTTGCCAAGCAAGCTGAAGGAGCAAAGAAATAATGAGTGAACTAAAGCATGTTGGTAGGGTCAAAGCTACTAATAAAAAATGTCTAGTAGCATATCGCACACTTCCCGGCGATGCTTACTATTGTCTAATTGTACCAACTGAAAATTTGCCAGATAGTTATCACGATGCATTGATCAATTTGGTTGAAAGCCATGCTGGTCAGGATGCTTATGAATTCGCAGAAGCAATGGATCGTACACAATTTCCGGATGGAAGTCGTATGTTGCCAGCATTGCATTCAACCGGACGTTTGATTAAAATAGCAACCGATGCTATTGAAATGACGCCAACACTAGCGGAAAGCATTACGTTGTCCGAGTTAAATCAAATTATTGCAGAGCAACGTGGAATTCCAGTTGATGAACTTTCTGTACAACCGGGTTTGTCAGAAGTTCCACGCACCCGAGATCTTGGAGAACCCGCAGTAGCAGAAGCTGTTGCAACACCAGTCACTGCTACAATCGAATTGACTCCAGATGCACAGGCTAAAGAGTACCGTTCCAAGGCAGATAGATTGTCCAAGGAAGCGGCATCATTTAGACGCATGGCCGAAGAGCTAGTACCCACAACGAAAAAATGACGTCTCAGGGAAGAATTCTTCCCAAGGATGTCATCGATCATTGGCCTGAAGTATTCGGTGATATAAAACTTAATGTACTGCCAATAAGTTATTTAAATGCAGTACTAGTCAATTTTAAAGATGGAAAAACTTGGGAAATCCGTGTGACTCCGCAGACCAGAAAAGCTGGTTGGGAATCTTTTGAAAAATCTCTATCCGAGTTGGTAAAGAACTACGAAGATAAGATCGACAATGTTGATTTCAAATTAGATACTGAAAAAGTTAAAAAAGATATTAAAAAATCTACCGATAAATTCTTAAAGAAAAAGAAGCTATAAATAATGAATGTTCAGCTATTATCCTATTCACAGCCAACACCAGAATTTAAAAATCTTGGTATCTCAGATGCACAGGAACTCATTGCGTATTGCGCCCGTGTCAGCAATCCTTCCAATCAACTCAACACAGACACATCAGAAAAACTCATCAAGTACTTGGTCAAACACCAACACTGG